TAGTACTTCCATCTATTTCCGTACCTGTGACTGTTATAATTGTACCAGCCGTTCCCACGGTATTAATACCAGCGCCTGCAATAGTTAGCGACCCGCCCGAATTGCTTAGTGTTGCGGTGTTTGCTGCGACTGAAAGCGTTTGTAACTCATTTGTAGCACTTGCATCCGCATCGTTTACGTTTAGCGTTATGGTGTTACCGCTGCTGATGCTGATATTGCCCGCACTACCATCCGTTGAAAGCGTTTGTAGTTGGTTGGCCGGTGTTATTGCTTCCCATCGTGCATTTGTGGAATTCCAAGTTAGAACTTGACCATTGAGCGGTGTAGGTGCGAATACGTCGTGTAATTCGTTTAGTTCGTATCCATTCTGCACCTGCACGAATATCGCGCCTTGTGTAGCGTGTTTGCGAACACAAAATCCAATCATTACCCCATGATCTGGAGCCGTTGGCCTGACTGCTGTCATTGTGCCGGCCGTATCGGCACTTAGCCATACTATACCGCCCTCCGTCAGGTTTGTCGTATTAAGGTTACGAACCAGGCCAAAGGTAGTACAAAACGCCTTTCCTCCACCGGTTGCGCTTTCAGTCATTAAGCCGAATGTCGTTGCGCTTGTTAGGTCGCTGTCTGCCAAGGCGTAGCGCACTGTTTTATTAGCTCCATCTGAACCAACGATATAAACGACGCGCCCCTCAATTAGGCCGGAATTGTCCGCGTGCTTAACAAGTGAAACCTCTTCTTGACCTATCTGAAGTGTAACATTACCGCCCTTTAAGTTTAAGTCTAACGTTCCGTCTGTGTCGTTCCATTGTACGCGCCCAACATCGCCATCCAGAGCGTTCCCTGTGCGGAAGTCTAAAAAGTTTAGGCTGTCTAAGATTATTGTATTGCTTTCAATGCGTATGCCTTGGCCAGCTGTGTAAACTTCGCCCTCGTTTATCCACTTCCAGACGGCCCCATCATACCAAAAAACCTGCGGCTTTGCGCAGTTGTTAATCACCAGCCTACTATCGCCTTTGCTTGGCGTGTAAGCAGGTGCGGCACACCCTGCAATTTCTTCGATTGTGTTGCCAATCCACTGCCAGCCTCCGGGAGTGTTAAAATGGTACCAGCGGCCGGTAACGGTGTCCACGGCTGCCCGCGAAGTTCTCGGATTGGGCACCCAGCTAGGTACGCCGTTAGTGTAGCTTATACCGGCCCCGTACACAATATTGTTTTGCGCCTGCAAATTAAAGCCTGCAAAAAGCGGTAAAAACCAAATTAAATATCTAATTAATTGCTCCATATTATTGTTTAGAATTGTCTTTTTTTAGGAATTCCACCGGGAATACCATAGTCGTTCGGGTCTGCCAGTAAATACCAGGATCCTAGAGGCAAAGCGTTCGCGGCTGCGTCAAAGTCTGAAGTGTAAAGAGGTAAAGCATTTAACCAGCCTTCGACGTCGCCCGGAGGGCCAGGAGGGCCGACTGTGCCTTGTGTTACTTTTAGCTGTATATTTTGCCGGTGTAGTAATACTTTAATATTTGCCATGTGCTACGCCGTTTAAATGGTGTTTATTTGCTTTTGCTGCTTTAATGTCCCGCCTATCCAGGTGCGTTTTGCGCCTGACAAGCTGTCCACACTTTGCAATTCCCACTGCGCTCCATCCCAAGTATTTAGCACTGTATCGGCTGCCGCGAATGTAATAGTAGCAGTGTCCACAGTGCCAAGCGGCACGGATGCAGAAAGTACAATACCAGTACCGATGCCTAAGGTTTTTAAAAGACTGCTGTCCTGCAACCGGCGTACTTCGCAGGTAAACACCCATGCGCTAATATCTACAGCCGCGCCTGTGTCGCAGTCTTGGAACTGCAAAGAAAATACCACGTCGTCGCCTTGAACAAAGCTAATATTTTCTGTTTGTCGTGTAAAGTCCATACTCTCTACTGTTTAGGCTTGTGTTTTAATACTTCGCTCAATTTGCCCCGCACCGCTTCCAACACATTTGTACCTGTTACCGCTCCGACGTTTTCTAATACACTCCAAAACTCAGTAATTGAAATGTAAGCCGACACGGTGTAAGCAAGCGGGAAGTCGCCGAAATAGGTCGCCTGGATGCTATGAGCGCTTAATAAAGCAAAGCAGTACATCATAAACTTCTGGCTACTGCGTCGCAAACCTTTACTCTGTATGGCTTCACCGCGCTTTCGCGCCGCTTGTATGCCTGTTACCAGATCTGCTAAAATTAAGCCTAGTGTTATGGCTACAAAGTGCTGAACGGGAAGAAAATAGTTAAGAATTGCGGCCAGTGCGGCAGCTACTACGCCCTTGACAAAGTATAAACCCTCTATTTCCATTTGTTTTTGGTGTTTTTAGTTATTCGTTACATAGTAAAGGCCGTACCCTTTCATCTGATTGGCTGGCACTTCGTCGCTTCCTTCGCAGTTCGTGTTGTTAGGGCAGTGCGCGTTATCAAAATCCGGAAAACTAGCAAAGTTTTCACATAAGTAGTTTTCGACCGCAACCCGCATCGACTGCAAGCGGCGTTTGACGTTGTCCTGTAAATACTTAGCTGCAGAAACGCCCGGGTTTTGGCTAAACTCTGTTTGTGTTAAAAACGTACCGTTTACACCTGTCTGGATCGTAATAAATGGCAGCGCCTCGTAATACACCGCCCACGCACAATAGGTGTTTAAGTATTGGTACCAAAGTGCCTCGTAGGCTGAATCCAGCGGGTTTGTGAACGCCTTTTGTATTGGCGCTATTGCGCCGTTATAATTCGATACCGTTCCCGCCTTTTTTGTTTTCATTGTTTCGTAAAGGGCGGATCCAAGCATCGGCACTACGTGCAGCATCTCCGCATCCAAAATATGCGGGTTAATGATACCAGCGTCAAAACGCGGGTTCATCGGCGTCGCCTTTATAACTCCACCGTTTACCACCTCCTGCGCTTGTATTAGTGTGGGCGTTTGTATGTACATTATCCAGGTGTTTGAGTGTTAGTGTTTGGCAAAGGCGGCACTTGCTGTTCTGGCTCTTCCGGCAGCGGCTGGAATCCTAATTCGGCGCGCTTTTCGTCTTGCGTCAAGGTCGTTTCTATATTAATCGTTCCAAAGAATGAAACAGGTGTCAAATTAAGCAACTGCAAATAAACTTCTGAATTTTGCGATGCTTCCGCAACAAACACATTCACAAACTTAGCAAGTAGTTTATTTTGTATCGGCTTAATAACGGTATTTTGCACCATCTGAAACTCTTGTAGTACGGTCTGATTTGTCCCCAGTTTTCCAGCTATTGCAACGCCGGCTAGGCTAGCGGTCCAGCGGTGCGCGGTGATAATCTCCTGCGCTGCCACCGTTGCTAGTTCTAAGAACTCCCCATCGCGCCCTTGCTGCTCCGTTGGCGTGAAAACCGCCTTTAGGCTTTCGTCACTTAATACTTGAATAAGTAAACCGTTATTGTTTCCAAGTCCTGTCAAACGCTTTTTTGCATCCTTGACAATAAGGTCTGCTTGCTCTTCACTTACCGCTCCAAAAAACTGCAAAATACCACTGGGTACATAGCCATTTTGAATTTTTGACTGGTTGTACCTGCCTGCCATGTACTCCAACGAAGAAAAGAAAAGGGAGCTAATCCAGTCCGGCACACCATAGTAGTCGAACCCGGGTACATAGTTGGCAATGTGGATACAGGTGCGCTCTATGCCATTTTCGTCGGCCTCCCATCGCGGATACAAGGCCACCTTTTTTGCTTGGGTGTATGTCCAGTTCTTCCAGTCTTCCACAAAACCGACGTGCGTAATTTCGCCCAGTTGGTTCCGGCGTGCTAGTCGGCCACCTTGAAACGGCTCATGGTTGCAAAAGACTTGGCCATCGTCCGTTCGGGCCATTGTTACAAAAGCGTTCCCGAAGGTCACAAAATCCCGCGCTACTTTTTCCAGCACCTCGCCTATGCTTTCCGCGTTGCCATTTACGACACGCAGTTTTTCATCTAAGGCCTCCACTGCTTGCGGATCTTCCAAAGGCTGGCTTGCTCCCTGCGTCGTGCGCAGTACACTATTAGCCCGGCCAAGCATGGCGGTAAAACCATCGCCCACAATTAGCGCTGTTTTCTGCTGAATGATAGCGGCGCATGTAGGCGAATTATTTACCACGGACACAATGGTCTTTAGCATATCGTCGGCATCGTTGAAGAAGCGGACATACTCGTTCGTAATGTGGATCCGAGGGTCGAGTATTACAGTTTCCTGTACTATGTCCTCCGGAAGTACTGGGTTTGCGCGGGCTACTATGCCGCTTGAAAGCAAACCGCCCGGCCGATTACGACCGGCCGAGCGTGTTTGTGTTTCATTCGCTTTTATTTCCTTTTGCTTCATGCTTCCTCTTTCTTAGCCTCTGCCTTGGCTTCGGCCTTGTTTGTTTTTGGCTTGTAGAACTTGTGCTGCACTGGATAGTTGTACATTTCTTTTAGCTCTTCCTGGCTTAAATCGCCGAGCTTTTTTTGTACAAATTTCCCGCATAAAGTTCCAAGCCATACATAGTCCCGGTATTCTTCGCGAATTTCAAACATAATTTATCAAATATTTACAAACGTTTACAGCGGCACACCTGCCCAGCCAAGTGTAAAGATTGCAGCTGGTACGATATTGCGCGCTGTTAGCTGCAACTCCACCTGTGCGGCATCGTTTAAAGCGCGGCCAGTTGTGCGGTTGCTTGTATTCATTCGTACTACGAATTTCTTGTCCTCGGCCGTGTCGCTTGGCAGGATACCCCAAATATAGGCAGTTCCCGTTTCTTCAAGGTGAATGCAGACAAGGCCGCAAGGGCTTTGAGCATACAACTGCATTAAGGAAGTGCGGGCCGCGCTACCATAGGGTAGCCAAGTCATATCTAGGGACTGCTCATACAATGTAGTTTTGTTTGCGAACGTTCCCGCCTCAATGAACTCAATAGTTTCAAGCTCCGCCTCAAACTCGTAGAATTTTTTTGTCGCGACCATGGTAATACCGGTCACGGCGCCTGTTCCATCTACTACCCAGGTGCTGACATCCTGCCGGTTAGCCAAAGCCACCCGGCGAACGCCGCCCGCGTTAGCGGTACAGGCTTGCGTATATCCTGCTGTTAGCATTTTTTATCTAAGTTTAATTTTTGTTAATTAATAGCCTACAGACATTAGACTCGGGTGAACGACATTAAAGCCTAATTTGTACAAAGCCTTTAAGCGTACTGCTTCGTCTTCATCGTTGTACCACACCTTGAACTCGTTAGTACTGTCTAGCAAGTCAGTACCCAAAACAAGGTTCTGCGGAGTTGTCAAAAGTGCCTGGTGTGTGTTTGGTGCTGCGAAGTCTGTTGTCATAATGTCATCCCAGAGCCACATTGGCTTTACTTCAATACCGCGGAAACTAAATACTTCCTGTCCGTTCTGCAATACGGTGATACCTGCGTCACCGCCACCGCCGTTCTCAATGTCAGCCCGGTATTGCTCAAATACGCTACCGCTAACATAGAATTTCTTCATGTTCGTTGGCAAGCCCTTCAACCGCACGTCTGAACCATCGTAAATAGCGCGCAAAATGTCGATGCCATCGCCAGCCGCCAAAGGCGCGCCAGATCCTGTGTTGTAGTATGGTGTTTGGTTAGCCGCTACAAATTGAGGAATGTAAACGGTCCAGAGGCCATCGGTAATGTCATAGGCAGGTGACAAGCTGGCACGGTCACCGAAGAACGCCAAACGGCTGTTATCCTTGCGGATTGCCTGCGTTGCAAGCGTCTGCAGAATATCGAAGAAGATAGTGCCGTTAATGTCTGGAAATGAAATTCCTTTGTTCAAGGCCTCTTCGTACACGGTGTCCTTCAGCTCTTCCCAGCACCATTCAAGATTAACCTTTACGCGGTCTACTGTTAAGGTGCGCTCGTAGATTTTCGCGTTACCTGCTGGAGTAAAGCCACACCCGGTATGAGCGCGGACAATCTTTTCAAGCTCCTGCACAAAAGCAAGTTTGCGCTGGTTGGTTACGTTGGAAATGATACGGAACTCGGAACGTACATCCGCGTCCTGGTAAATTGGTTCGAAGAACAGCGTGTTTGCCTCTGTTCCACGAAGGTTTATAGCTAATTGATTTTCAACTGTCATCTTATTAAGTTGCTTTTATTTGGTTAATTAAGCGCCTTCACCTGCTTCTGGTGATAGCATTGCGTTCACGTATCCCGCAGGAACTTCTACCCAGTAACAAACGATGCAAGGGCCGCTGTTTCCTGTTTTCTCTGCGCGGAACTCCACGCGAATAAAATCTGTTAAATTCAAACCTGAAACGTTTACGGTTACAGGCGTGGTTGCTGGAGGGACGGTAGCTCCAAAAGCAGCGTTTCCGGACTGATCCAGTACCTTCCACTTAAAGTACCGAAGGTCTGCGTCATCTGCGCCCACCGTTGGTGTGAAAACCAGGGTAGGGTCTGCAAGCGTGCCGCCCACTTCCCAGGTAAATTCTGCTGCAAAATCGCAACATCCCACTTTGCTAACTCCATACAATTGGAGTGCGTTTTCTGGTTCGTGTGCGTTTGGGTTTGTCCGGGTAAGCCCGTCTGTCATTGGGTCAAGTGCCATTTTTCTTGTTTTTTAGTTGTTCTTCATTTGGTTAGCTAAGCTATCGAATGCCTTGCCCACCTTGTTTGCAATTTCTTGTTTTTTCGCCTCTGCTGTTGTCAGCGCTGGCTTAGCCGCTGCCTGCGTCACTGGCTTCGCCGCTTTAGCTGCCTTTAAGGCTGCTTCTACCTTTGCCGCCACCATGGCCTCGACCGCTTCCGCTGTCATCATTGGCTTGTCTTCCTTGTTGCCTGCCTCTGCTGGTACTGGCACCTCAACTTCTACCGTTTCGGTTTCCATTTCTGGAGCCTCTACCTTGTAGCCTAAGTCGGTTAGCATCTTAACAGCTGCCGCGATTTCCGCTTCCGTTGCGGCGGTCACTTCTTCGGGCATCTGCTCGGCCGCCTCTACAGGCGTTTGTTCTGCTGCTGCTTCTGTTTGGTTGATTAAATTCTTCAAACCATCCAAAAAGCCGCTCAATGTGTTTTTGCTCATTTTTGCTTCCTGCTGTTTATTGCTTTCTGAAAATGCAGGCATATTTTTGAAACTAGCCTGCGCGTAATACCTTGACTTTACCTGCGCTTCAATGTTTGCCCGCGCCTCCGCGCTTTTCACAACTTCGTCGGCAAACCCGTACTGCACCGCCTCGGCTGCCGTGAACCAGGTTTCTGCATCCATCCACTCGGCTAGCTTTGCGTCTAGTTCTGCGTCGTTGTACTCTTTCATTTTGCCACGCGCGCGAATGGCAGCGGCATAAATTGAGCGCATTTCCATTTCTAGTTTCCGAAGAACTGCCACGTCGCCTTCCAGCTCTGCGGCGCTGCCTCCGGCCGTACTCATTGGATTGTGGATCATGAAAAGCGCGCCTTCATGTATTTTTACCCAGCGGCCTGCGGCAGCAATAATTGTTGCAGAGCTAGCAGCTAGGCCAATTACTTCAATAATAGGGTTAAACTCTTTAAGGTAGTTTTTGATTGCCACGCCTTGCAGCAGGTCGCCGC